AGGGGTTCTCTCTTTCACAAAGGGGGGATAGGATACAAGGGGGGATATGGGGGAAGGGAAGGTTAGATATAGGGAGGATAGTTAGAATAAAGAATAGTAAGAGTAAGGTATTCAGATTTACTAAAACAAATTAAGTGAGCTACGCTAGTAGTTCATACCTTATAGGATAGGGGCAACGAAGTGGCCCTGTCGGGAAGACCAAGGAAGGGGTCCACGACCCCTTCAAAACCCCGTAAATTACACCCCGATGAAATTTTGAAAAGCGAGGTAGGCACATGTGGGACAAGCCCAGTAAGAAAAGAAAGTACAACATACCTGAGCAGGAGCGCAGGTGTAAGTACTATCATCCTAACGAAGAGCAGTGCCGAGCATTGAAGATGCTTGGCTATACATACTGCTACTACCATGAGCCTACCTACGCAGAACAAAGAAGTGAGAACGGACGGAAAGGAGGAAAGGCCCCAAGGCTTTTGCCTCCGCAGATGCCAGCACCTGAAATGGAAACGCTTGAGCAGGTGAGACAGTTCGCGGTTGAAACATTGCATCAGGTTCGGACGGGGCATCTTGAGCCACGGACTGCTGCTGTTGTCAGCAGTCTCGTAGCGCATGTTCTTAAAACATTACCAGAGGTTGGAGCTGAAGAGGTCAGTGCTGCCGAGAAACTGAGAGGGCTATTGACTGATGACTTTTCCGAATCCAAAAAAGATGAAGATGCTGGCGAGCCTGTGCAGGATAACAGATCAGGTGAGTGGGAAACCCATACAGTTTCAGGTGTATGAGGAACAAGAAAGGATCTTGAAGGCGGCCCACGAATCGCGGAACATTATCATCCTAAAGAGCAGGCAGATTGGTTGCTCGCAGATTTGTTGTTTTCTGGATGCCGTCTATACTATTCTGAATCCCGGTGCCAAGGTCGCGGTTGTGGCCGACACGGAACAAAAGGTCCACGGTTTACTGGACCGTGTTCGTGAGGTGTACCGCGATCTTGAAGTACCGCTGAGAATATCTAACCGATCTAAGATAGTAACGAGAGAAGGATCGGAAGTCCATGCCGTTACTGCTAACGCAGCGAAAGGACAGGAACAATCCAAGGCTGGGAGATCTATGAGCTTCCAGATGCTGCACCTTTCGGAGCTGGCGTTCTGGCCAGATCAAGATGCCTTTGGCGCGTTGGCTAGTTCGGCTGGATTGTCTGCACCAATCCTTATCGAGTCAACATCATCTGGTCCCGGCGATTTGATGTGGAGACTTTGGACAGAAAAGAATGAGTTTGCCAAGCTGTTCTTTTCGGTAGAGGATCACCAAGCATATCGATCAGACCTACCCTTAACAGCAGAAGAGTGGCGGGAGATGCAGGATCTTGGGTTTACAGAACCAAACGCTGCGGCTTGGTTTAAGGAAACCCTTAACAATAGATTCCAAGGCCATCTTGTTCGGGCTTTGCGGGAATATCCGCAAAGACCAGAACACGCATTCATGTCGGCGGAGGGAAGATGGATCGACTTAACTCCTCCAGTGTTGGCACATACAATGATGCAGGGCTTGAAGATATTCAAACCTAAACAACAGCTTGAGGAATATGTTATAGGTGTCGATACAGCTGGAGGCTTAGGCAAGGACGCAAGCGCCATTGCCGTTATACAAAAAAGCGATTTGTCCCTAGTTGCAACGTGGGTAGACGAGGATGCTACCATTGACACCCTTGCGGATTTCGTACGCGCAGCTTATCAAATATATGGTGGCAGTGTAGTTATTGAGTCTAACGGCATCGGGTTGGCGACGGTGCAAGCAGCTAGAGCTAGAGGCATACCAGTGATCGAAGCTAAGACTTCTCAGGCAAGACAGTACCAAGGTCTGCTCGCGGTGAAGAGGAAAGTGGAAGATGGCTCACTGGCAGGCCCATCTGAACTAGCCGAAGAGTGCGACAGCCTTCATGTTAATAGGCATGAGAAGTTTGACGGGAAGAAAGATCTGTGTATGGCGATAGGTTTTTCCTTACTATTTATTGACAAATCTCCTATGGGAGAGATACCTAAAGAGGAGCCAACTGAAAATGTTTTCTCCCTCAGTAGGTATCATAACAGGCAGAAGGCCGGAAACTGGAGCGAGTTCTAATGGCAATGGAAGATCCCAATAGAAGCATCATACGCAAGAAGCGGAAGACAAAGAGAAAGCTTCCTCCAGAATATCAGAACATCAGCACCGCAAGAATGGAACACGCCGCAGATCAGCAGAGCTTTGGATCGTGGCTTGGTACATTGCTTGGTGGACTCACGGGCGCGTTCGGCTTCTTCGGTGGCCCCGCTGTTGGGATACCAACAACATTGGCAGGCGCTAGTCTTGGCAACCAAATCGGTGGCGCTATTGGTGGAGAGGATGCTGTTGCAGCCCAAGCAGACTACTATGCACAGCAGGCTCAACAAGAATACGATATGAGTAAGTGGGCAGTTCTTGAACAGATGGAGGCTGAGGAGGAAGCTCGTCAGGCCGCAATAGATTTCTCGTTCAAAGAAATGATTAACGCAAATACAAAGAAGACTAGCCCGGAGCATACATTTAAAGCAAGCAACTGGAGGAATGCGTAATGGATAACGGTGCAATGCTGATCCTTGAAGCCAAGGATATGGCCGCAGATAAGATGTCAAGCGGCATGGACAAAAAGAAAAAAGAAGAAACAGAAAGCATAGAAGGCGAACTGCTTGATGAACTGAAGAAGCTTCTTGATGGTTGGGATGATATGGATCATGACTACTACAAGGAACTTAAAGAAGTTTACACGAAGCATGGCGGCGAACTGGAAGAAGAAGAAGTAGAAGAAGAATACTAATGGCACTAGACAAAGAAGTAAAAGTAGGACCTACTAGCGAAGCGATTACTTGTGAGCAGCTTATTGAGGAGCTGTACAAGAAAGGCGCTACCGCGAGATCTAGGTTCTTAGTCAAGGCAGATCGTAATGAAAGATATGTACACGGTGAGCAGTACCAAGACATCAATCGGCTTACGGGCGTACTGCAAGATGTGCCGTGGCAGTCCTACGTTCCAAAGGTTACGGTCAACCTTCTTAGAAACCTTGTGCTTACTTGGACTTCTCGGCTTCTTCGAAACCGTCCATCTGTTTCTGCTTACCCACATAACGGGGAAATAGCAGACATGACCAGTGCGTCAGCTGCTTCAACGATCATCGAGTTCTTTGAGCATGACATCGATATTGATGATATGATGTTCGAAATGGTGTCAAGAGGCTGCGCTCATGGCGTAGGGGGAGTTAAACTTGTTTATGATCCAGACGATGATAATGTTACTTGGGACCCCATTACTATCTTTGATTTTGTTATGGACCCACAGAACAATCCGCAAGATTCCGTTTGGCTCATATACGAGAAGTACATTGACGAGGCTGAGGCGAACATGCTTCTACGGGAAGCAGGTTCGACAACTAGAGCAACGCCGGAGCAATACTATGTAGGCGTGAATGATTATCGCCAAGGCGTAAAGGTTAGAGAACTCTGGTATCGCCCAGATCCTAGAATACCAGCAGGACTATACTGCCTTGAAGTCTCAGGCGAGATCACGACTGCAATGGATTATCCCTACATTTTCAAACGCTTAGAGTCTCCCGGTGACACACAGGAAGAAAGCTTTCTCCCCATCGCACTGTTCACAGTGGACCCAGTTAGAGGTACGGTGTATGGAGACACTTGGGTGAATGATGCTGTACCAACACAGCGTCAGATCAACGAAGTGGAATCTACTCTTACCAAACTGAGAAGAGATACTGCGGGAGCAAAGCTTGTTGCGCCCGGATCTATCGCCAACGCGATAGACACGGGCAATCAGATTTTAAAGGTAGACGATCCGATGCAGGCACAGATGATCCGGTACATGGAGCCGCCTCGCATTAACAATCTTTTGTTTCAAGACAGAGAGGTCTTGCAGAAAAGAATGTATGATCTCGCTGGGTTAAACGAGTTGATGGTTGGAGCGGAGGCCGCAAAGAGTGGCCAGAGCGCAAAGACAATCGCGTACCTCAGCGAGCTGGATGGGATGAAGCAGTCTGGAACAGCGCGGTCCATCGAGAAGTTTTTACTCGAAGCATGGAGAAAGACGCTGGTCTTGGTGCGTAACTACTACACCGAGCCAAGGCTGCTTACCATTATAGGAGAAGATAATGTCTTGGCTCAAACGAGTTTTCTTGGAACGGATATTGATGGCGTTGGTCTTCGTCTTGAGCCACGCTCAGGCAAAGCTCGCTATTCTGCGAGCAAAGAAGAAGATATTATCAATCAAAGCAAGATGGGCATACGAGATGCTTCTGAAGCCAGATCAATGGTTCAAACTGGTTCTACCGAAACTGCTGAGGACCAGAGACAGAACAGTGTCATGGCTGAGGTCGTTAGTGCTGTACTTAAAGGAGCTGATCCGTTCGTGGACGAAACGGTAGATCCATCCTTTGCAGTAGAGTATCTGACAAATGCACAGCTTGTTCAGGAGCAGCTAGGAGCGAGCAAGGTAACACTGGAGATCCTTGATCAGCTCAAGCTAGTGTATGAATCATTTCTTCAGCAGGTTCAAGCAGAACAGGCCCCTAGATCAGATCAGGGTCCACCAATGATGCCGCAAGGTCCACCACCTCCGGGCGGTGGTCGGATGCAATAGGAGAAGCGATGAGAAGCCCAAAGCGAAATAGACTGATGAGAGAAGCCCAAGCTGATTATGATGAGCAGCTTAGGCTTAAACTTACACCAATAAGAAACACATGGATGGATCTTTGGATTGAAGACTATAAAGGGAAACCTCGAAAGGTCGGCACGAAAAAGAAAGCTCCACCAAAAAAGAAGAAGAAAGAAGAGTAACCTATGAGCAATAGCGAAGACGTAATAGAGGAATCGTCAGCCTCAGAACTAGGTAGTCCATCCACAGTGGAAGACCAGATGGCAGCCCTTGTAGAAGAAATGCAAACGGCTGAAGAAGGTTCATCACCTTCCGCCCCCCAGAGCGAATCTGGAGAAACGGAGCCTGATGCCGACAATGAAGAGAGTTCAGAGGTTGAGGCAAAGCCAGAGGACGAGGAAGGCAAGAACAAGGAGGAACCAGCAGAGGAGACAATCCCAAAAGCTGCGTTCCTTAAAAGAGTCAACGGACTTAACGCGCAACGAAGAAAGCTTGAGACTTCAAACTTGGAGTATCAAAAAGAAGTTGCAGAGTATCGTGAGGCTTTTTCGATTCTTGCTGAGAGGGTTCAGGCCGCAGAAGCGAAGTTAGCAGAGTATGAAGATGTTGATCCGAGAGATCAACAGCTTCAAGAGATGCAGCTTCAGCAGCGCGGCGCTGAGATCCGAAAGCGCCTTGAGGCCGAGCATCAGCAGAAAATAGCTGATATGGAGAGGAAGGCTCAAGTTGAGAGCAGGGCAGATCAAATCATTCAAGAGGCTGAGTTTTGGGCAGATAAGTACCAAACTCTCACCCCTGAAGAGATTGTCTACAAGTTTAGAACATCCGATAAATCAATCGAAGATGTTGCTAAATCCCTGCACGATGCACGTTACACATCTTTGAAAAGGATGTTCGTAAAAGAAAATAAGCCTGACGCTCCGAAAAAACTTAAACCTCAGGGTGCTATGATCAATGTCAAAGGAAACTCAGAAGACGATATGGTCCAGTACCTGCAAGAAAGAAGGAGTTAATCATGGGTATTAACGCTGGTGAGATTGAAGGACTACTCTCCCGTTTCGGGAATGAGATAGTCAATGAGCAGGTCAACTGGGCCTGTCCATTTGTAGGGAATGGTCACATTCAAAAGGTGAAGCATTCTCATGAAGTTGGTATTGTTCGCATCCGTTCAAGCGACGGGCTTTCCTCAACAGGTCAGATTGAAGATGGTGGCGCATTGCCAGCCGGAAGCAACGTGTCCTTTGAGAAGGGTAGCTACATGCCGAAGATTTTCTTTACACGATTGTCAATCCCTCGTGCAGCAGCGCATTTAGCCGCTGGTGGTCGCGATGGTGTGCGATTGGTTCGTGAGGAAATCGAAGTTGCTGGTCGTCAGCTAGGTGAGCTTTTGGGTCAAGCGGTCTTCCGTTCCCCAATCATGCGACCCTATGGCGCTGGTGCAGGCACCACTGGTATCACAACGATTGATACTGGTACTGCAACCTTTACCTTTACCGAAGATGTTGAATCGTTTGTTCGTGTTAAAACATTGGCGGGTTTGTATGTTGGTCAGTTTGTTAGTTGTCTTACAACTACTGCTGCACCAAACCAGCTTTCCCCCTTTGAAGTTACCTCGATCAACTTCAACATAAACGAATCAGATGATGGCGCAGCGTTGACCGATACTGCTGGTAAGCAGTTAGCGGTTGGCTTCTGGACCATTGGCTTAACACTTAGAACTGGAGTTGCGTTAGCAACCAGAGATGTTCAGTTAAGTGGTACGTCAGATCCGGCAGCAGTTCCCGGTACGCCTACTCCATCTATTGACAACCCCGGAGCTGGCACCATCCAAGTACAAAACTTGGCAGGTGGTATTGCTGCTCCCGTTCCAGCAACATCAACTCTTGAGCCTATGGTTTCATTAGCTGATTGCTACGATAACGGCGCACTGTACGGGATTACCAATGGTAACTACACTGGTAATGCTACAGCCCTGACCAATGGTCTTACGATCAAAGCGATGCGTGATATGAGTACTCAGATCAAACGTCGTGCTGGTTCCGGTTGGCATATGCTAGTCATGAACTCCTCTGTCTTACAGCGGTACTTCGAGACTGGCGTGACTGGTCCCAATGATTCGTTTACCAACTGGTTGCCGGGTCAGACCATGAAGGATGCCGATGGCGGAAACATGATGCCTACGTTCCAAGGTCAGAAGATTGTCGTTGATGAGAATGTGCATGATGAAGATATGTACTTCTTTAACAAGGATGATGTGAAGCTGGCTGAGTTCAAGGACTTCGCAACCGACAAAGACGGTGGCGGGGAAGCTGGAATGGTTGACCGTTCTAACTTGATTTACGACACCCAGATCTGGGGTATGTACAACATGCGTTGTACACGTCGTAACTCTGGTGGTCGATTGACTAACATCTATGAAGCCGCAGTGGCAGATTAGATGGAAGCTAGTCCTCGATCATTAGAACGTATGATTGAATCCCGATTGCGACGGTGGGGCCTAAAGCCCCTCCGTCGTGGTGGGCAGGTGTTCATCTGCAATCCAACGAATGTCAAACTCAAGCTTGGTGATTTCTTCACAATCATGGAGTTTGATAATGAGTTAAAGATTGCGCGATCCGATGAGCCGATCATGTCCGTACTGGACAATAGAGTTCAGCGATGGACGAACCCAACCCAGCCTTGGGAGAACTATGTGGCTGAAGAGAAGAAGGATGCAGACTACAAGAGAGAGCAGGCTCTCGGAGCCTTAGGCGAAATGCTTGAGGATGTATCAAAGATAAAGGTGCAGGTTAAATGACAACCTTGAATATCAACCAGCTAAGAAGCGCCATCCAAAAGTATTTGGATGATGATGGGACAAGGTGGAGTGTGGGCAGCACTTCAAGCCTAATGCTCTCAATGGAAGTTGATCGAGCAATATGGTTCTCGCTTCAGCAGGCATCAAGGTTCTATGTCAAGAACGGTGGCGATGGCCTTCTTGTTCAAAGACAAATACAGACAGACACGGCTGGTCAGGCCGAGCTAGGCACAGCGAAAGACGTTGAGCCGTTATTTATTTCGAACGTATGTATCTCCGACGGAACGGGTCCGGCACCTCATTGGGCTATTTGTAAATCAACAAGAGCCGATGAGGTTGAGTACCCTGACAACACAGTGAGAACACTGAGAATCAACTACGTTCCTAAGCCATTCATCGACAGCACCAACGGGAACGTCGTTCTTTACGGCGATAGCTCGGTGGTGAATCCCATGGCGCTAGAGGAGCTGATTATTTTAATCATACTTTATTCAACCAGATCTCTGCTCCCGAAAGACAATGAGCAGAATATGGCTTTGAATGATGCTATCTTTCAGGCAGAAGCAGCAATCGGCGCAACTATCGACACGCCAGCTGCGGTAGAGTTTCCAAGGTATGGAATGAGCCAACAGGTTATGGAGCAGTATCGATGGGCTTTTATCCCGTTCGACCATGCTACGGGAAAAAGAAACGTAATACAGATCCATAGACCTCTGTATTCTTTTTATGATGTTATATTGTAGGAGCATGTATCGTGTACAACCGAGGAGCAGATACATACTTCGGACGTTCAGGGCTGCAACAGCCATCAGGACTTGGCTATGACCACCGAACACGCGAAGCTATTAACGCTGTTGCTTCTGGCATTAGCAGTTATCGTGAGCTTGCTTCTGCCCTTGCTGAAGCTGTAGATGGAACCACGATAGAGATCGTGGAAACATTTGAGGTTCCCGAACCGATACTCATTCAGAACAACAAGATTAGAATCATCTGCACAGGCAAGGGAGGGCTGATGCCTGCATCGGCTGGCCTCACCTTGTTTGATGTTAAGGATGCAGACGACTGCACCTTTCAAAACATTAAGGTGTTTAGAAATAAAGCCAAGCAGATGTTTGATTACTTCATGCGGTTTGACTGGCAGGAAAATAAGAAGAATGTTTTCATCTACGACAACTACGTGGAAACATTAAGCTTTTTGAAATGCACCTTTGGATGGTCAA